AAGTAATGCCGGATTAGCAGCTGCATCAGGTGAATTACCAACACATAAAAAGTTTACTAAAGACCAGCAAGCTATTGAATCATTAGCGGATGCGATGCCAATGGAAAGCCCAATTGCAGCAGCCGCGATACAATCAGCGATACAATCTGCCACTAGCCCAGAAGATTTAGAGGCTAGGTTAGCCGTTGTTTTGCAAGATGCCGACCTATCAGAATTTAGCCAGCAGCTTGAAAAAGCACTGTTTGCAGCGGATATAATGGGTTATGCACATGCCAAATAGCCCTTTAAGGATTGGATTTGGGGTTCCTTTTTATGAGGCAATAAGAGCCGCACAGCAACGCGGTGTCGTTCTTCCTGAGGCGTATTATGGTCAATTGCAAGGATTAGCGAGGCAACATGCGTTTAGTATTGCAGGACTCGCATCACTTGACCAATTGGAGCAGGTAAGGAACTCATTGTCAGCAGGATTGCAGCGCGGTATTTCATTTAATAAATTGAAAAAAGAAATACTTGAAAATGGGATTTTAGATTTACCAGCCCACAGATTAGATAATATTTTCCGCACCAATGTACAAAGCAATTACAACCGTGGGCGATGGGAGAAAATACAGCGTAACAAGCAGCGCAGACCGTATTTAATGTACGATGCGATCAATGATAGCCGAGTTAGACCTGCGCATTTAGCATTAGATGGTGTTATAAAGCCAGCGGATGATAGTTTTTGGAATGCTCACGCGCCACTTAACGGTTATCGCTGCCGATGCCGTTTAATATCACTGACAGAAAAACAAGCACTGGCGCGTAGCGGTCAAGATAAGGGATTAAATAAACCGATTAAACTCAGTGAAATTGAGCCTGATAATGGCTGGGGTTATAATCCGGGTGAAGATTTGACTAAGGGAATTGATACGGCGATAAAACAGCGTCCCACATCGGCATTAAAAATTAAATTACTGGATAAAATAGCTGAGAACAGAAGGTTTTTAGCTAATAGTCAGCAGTCATCAACAGCAGAAAATATGCTGCTGGCTTTAGCTCATGATTTGCATAATAATACGCTTAAAGACTTGTTTTATTCGGATAAAAGTTATACAAAGCATGTTAGAAAGCGAACTGAGAAAGGGGATATTTCCAGCGAACAGGATTACCAGAAAAAAACACTGGAGGTCATTACTTATGCTGAATTATTAACCGTTGCTATACCCGCACATGGGATGGTCGGAGGTAAGCTACAAATTACCAAAGACGGATGGATTGTTCTTATTGGAGCTGAGGGGAAAATAATCACCTCTTACCCTTTTGATGAAAACAAAACCAGCTTTGAAGATAGGCACAAAGAAAACGGAGATCAGGTTTATGACTATATTATCAGCGCAGAAATTAGAAAATTACTTAAAGGAATATGAGTTGCACCTTAAATATTGGTTGCCTGATGATGGTGATGGTAATGAATTGCTAGGCTGTCGAGAAATATTGGCACAAAATTATACACAGTTATCAGACAGCGATAAGGCACATTTAACACGGCTGGATGGAACAGCAGAAAAACTATTATCAAGCTATAAAGGAAAACTAGAGTCGTTTGATATTGTCATGCTTAAAAAATGTGTTTCTATAGCCAAGCAGTTGAAAGCAAAAAATGATTAACGTCCAACTAGACACCAGCGAACTTGACCAATCATTAAGACATCTTAGCCAAGCCACTAGCAACCTATACCCACCTCTTGATGAAATAGGCGATGCGCTAGAGAGCAATATCGCCTTATTGTTTGTTGACCAACAATCCCCAGATGGTCAGCCGTGGAAGCCATTATCTGATGTCACATTACAGAGAAGACGGCAAGGGTCTGGCTCGGGTAGTTCACAAATACTGCAAGACAGCGGCATTCTAAAAAATAGCTTTACGCATCATGCCGACCGTCACAGTGTTGCGGTTGGTACTGCGGTTGAATATGCGCCCACGCACCAATTTGGCGCGACCAAAGGACAATATGCCCACGGTGTTCCATGGGGAGATATTCCAGCGCGTCCGTTTATGCCTGAAGAGAGATTGCCGACCGATTGGGAAAATGAGGTGATGGACATTATCACTCAGCATTTAGAAGATGCACTATAAGTTAAATCTCTTAGCTTCACTCTTTCGATGGCTATAATATCCAATTTAACCCGTTTAACACCGTTTTAATTTTTGTCTAAAGCGTTTTTTGGTATCAATACAGGTGTTTTTAAATAACGCCGCTTAAAACGCATCCTCGTTAGTTTCTTGTTTTTAAATTTTTAACCTGCTTTAAAATACTTTTCCTTGTTCATGCACTAATCTGTGCGCATGAAAACAAAAACCGACCATCAAGCTTTAGCAGCCTGTCTTTTTCCGTTAGAGGATTTTGGAACGAATGACGCTATCCAGCTTTTCCCCGCTGGACAATTTGATGCACCCGATGGAGCGTTATCAGGAAAAGGCCCTTGGATTTTAAATGCGGACATTGCTAAGAAGCTGATTGCTGCAACAGGAACAAAGCAAAACATATTGATTGATTATGACCACCAATCACTGTTATTTACCAAAAACCTAGAGCCGTTAGAGTCGGCTGGTACGTTTGCAGGGGCTAATCTTGAATGGCGTGAGGGTGTTGGCTTGTTTGCCACTAACGTACATTGGACGGCTGCTAGTAAAGCGCATTTTGCTAAAGATAAGTACCGTTTTATATCTCCCTTATTTACTTACGATGCCAACACAGGCGAAGTAACGCGATTAATTAGTGTGGCTTTAACTGATAACCCAGCCATTAAAAACATGCAGGCTATTGAGCTAGCCGCTGCCAGCTTATTAAAACAACAATCCAACCCACCCGAGGAAAACATGAATAAAGAACTTTTAACCTTGTTAGGGCTATCTGATGATGCCGATGATAAGTCAGTATTAGCCGCGTGCTCTGCTTTAAAAGAAAACAGCGATAAAAGCACAGAATTAAGCGCACAGATTGATACCTTAACCAGAGAAAAAGACGCATTAGCCGCCACGGCTGGCAAAGTTGACGCGTCTAAATACGTGCCTATTACCGTCGTTTCAGAACTGCAAGAAAAAATTGCCGCACTGTCTACAAATATTGAAGCAGAAAAAGTTGCAAAGCTGATTGAATCCAATAAAACAAAACTTTTAACACCTGGTCTTAAGGATTGGGCTGGCAAGCAAACATTAGCTGCATTGACTCTTTTCTTAGACGCTGCCCCAGAAATTCCAGCTTTATCTGGTATGCAGTCCGATGGAAATAAGCCGCCAGATGGTTCAGATTCATCACAATCTATCATCGCTGCTGCTTCAAAATATCAGCACGAACAACAACAGCTTGGCAATGAAATTAGCGTTGCTGATGCGGTTTCTCATGTAACTCACTCAGGAGCTAAATAATGCCAGCCAGTAACGCACCTTTTCCTATTCAGCCAGACCTCACCGCCATTGCTGTGATGTACAAAAACAAGGCAATGATTGCCGATAAAATAGCACCACGTCGACCTGTCGCTAAACAAGAGTTTAAGTATATCAAGCACGATATGGCAGAAGGATTTACCGTGCCAGATACGCGCGTGGGTCGTAAATCAGCGCCAAATAACATGGAATTTACCGCTACTGAAGTGGTTGATAGCACGCAAGATTATGGCTTGCAAGATGCCATCCCGCAGTCTGATTTAGATAATGCGCCGGTTAATTACAACCCCCTTAATGTCGCCACGCAACAACTCGCTAATTTAATCGAGTTAGATCGTGAAGTGCGCACCGCAAGCTTGGTCTTTAATCCAGCCACTTATGCAACTGCGAATAAGCAGACCTTAGCTAGTACTGCACAATTTTCAGATTATGCTAACTCTGACCCATTAGGTGTCATTATGGCCGCGTTAGATTCAATGGTGATGCGTGCTAATCGCATGGTCATTGGTCGCGCTGCCTTTACTAAATTAGCCATGCACCCAAAGATTGTTAAGGCATCATTCGGTAATAGTGGCGACTCTGGCATTGCAACCCGTGAATTTATTGCGCGATTGTTTGAGCTGGATGAGATTATTGTCGGTGAGTCGTTTATTAATACTAGCAAAAAAGGACAAGCACCAACCCTAGCCCGTGCATGGGGTAAACATATTGCCCTATTGAATGTTGATAACTTAGCCGATGTGAATAGCGGTACATCTTTTGCGCTAACGGCTCAGTTTGGCTCACGAACTGCTGGCTCAGTACCAGATATGGATATTGGTTTGCGTGGTGGACAACGCTTACGCGTGGGTGAGTCAGTAAAGGAATTTATCACAGCCCCTGATTTAGGGTACTTCATTCAAAACGCGGTGGCTTAAATGGCAGTTGCTAAAAAAACAAGCTTTCAAGTGCAATGGTTGTTATCCCATGACGGAAAAGACTATCCAGCCGGTGAAACAATCAGGCTATCAGACGATGAATCAACACCCTTACTAGAAAGCGGTGTTATTAAATTAGCAGGAGACAAAAATGAGCATTAAAAATTACACGGCTGGTGCGTCTATTGCAAAATATCGCATTGTTAAATTCAGTGCGGATGGCACAGTCATACAAGGTGCATCGGCAACCGACGCATTAATCGGTGTAGTAGATATTCCAAACGAGGCATTGGCTGGTGAGCGTGTTGACGTAGTGCGTGATGATATTACATTGGTTGAATTTGGAGGCACAGTGGTACGTGGTGATTTATTAACCTCAGATGCACAAGGACGTGCGATTGCTGCATCAGCGGCTAGTCAGAGGGTGGTTGGTATTGCTGAAACATCTAACGTCGCCGGTGATATTGCCTATCTATTTGTTGGTGTTGGTTCAGTCTAAGTCTAACGTTAAGTAAATGTACTGCACTCAACAAGACATGATCGACCGATTCACAGAATCTGAGCTAATACAGCTCACTGACAGGGCTGGATTATCATTGATTGATAGCGTTGTACTCGACCAGGCGATCAGTGATGCAGCGGCTGAGATTGACGGGTATTTAACTCATTATGATCTGCCTTTGTTGAGTGTTCCGGCTTTACTGGTGCGTATTAGCTGCGATATTGCCCGTTATTTTTTATATGACGATATGGCAACTGAGCAAGTAATCAGGCGCTTTGACGCCTCGTTAAAATACCTTGTTAGCATTGGCAAGGGCGATATTAAGCTACCCGGTCAAAGCGCATCATCAGCAGCAGGGCAAGATCTAGCTGTTATGCAATCCGACGGCAGTGTATTTGGTCGTAAAAATATTTATTAAAATTAGGAATTAAAATGGGTGCAAAAACGAATTACGCAGAAAATCAATTTATTGATACATTTATTAGAGGACAGGCAAAACCATCAATACCAAATTGGTATGTCGGGTTAGCAATGTCAACAGCTGGTGTTCATGCGGTATCAACAGCATTCTCACTAAATGACACGGTATTTATCGCAGATGATGCCGGAAAATATCATCTTTATAAATGTACGTCAGCCGGAACGACAGCAGCAACAAAACCAAGTTACCCAGGTGTAAATAATGAGGTTGTAACCGATGGAACGGCGGTATTTACAGATCAGCATAATGCACTAGAAGACGCGACGGGGATTATTGAACCATCGGGCGGCTCTTATGCCAGAGTTTCCGTCCCTGCCTCACTTGCAAATTGGGCGGGTACACAGTCAGCAGGGTCAACAGTCGCCAGCGCTGGAACCTTAGCAACGACCAGCAATAATAGCCCGATCAACTTTGTAGACCCAACAGCAAATTGGGGGACGGTAGGCTTATTCGTGCTGTTTGATGCTGTGAGCGCC